GCAGGGCATTCCAGGTCAGTTTCCCGACAATGGAGTCCACGGGCTTCGCGTGCTTCGACTGGAACGCCCGCACCTTCTTCTCGGTCTGCGGCCCGAAGATGCCGTCAATGGCGGTCTTGTACCCGTTTGCAGTGAGCAGCCCTTGCAGACGGCGCACGTCGGTTCCCTTGCTACCGCGTTTGAGTGTCGGCATCTTGTCCCCCAACCTGTTCTTTTCGGTACTCGGCTTGCTCGGCTTCGCTGGCGCGGAGGGCGCGGGGGGTTTGCCGAGATCATCGATCCCCCACGATGCCGTGCTGTCGTAGCCGCTCGTGCTCCGGCCATCCGGGCCGTTGCCAACGGACACGTGCACATGGGTCGCATGTGCATTGCTGCCGTTGTAGTCCTGTGCAGCGAATTTGTTCCTACGCTGGTAGATCTTCCGATTGAAGATCACGTACCGCAGGTTCGGGTGCTGGTTCGTGACCAGGTGCCGCACGAAGACGTGGAGCTCCATACCGCCATCGGCCTTGACGTCGATAGCGCAGACAACGCCCTTAGTCGTGGGGTTGTGATCTGAGTACCCGCTCTGGTGGTCAGCGTCTCCGATAGTCCAGACAGTAGTCCCGGAATACTTCGATTTGATCTCGTCTCGCAGAACGTCGAGACTCTTCGCCAATCGCCAATTGCTAGGCATGGCTGTCACCTCTTGATTCGCTTGTAATCACCGTGTCACTCATCGAGTCACGGTAGCACAGACGAGAGCACCGCTCTGACTTTCGGGCACGCAAAAGCCCCGGACCTTTGGTTGGTCCGGGGCGCTATTCGGTTGACCTACACGGCGTGTCGCCGCGTCTCTGCCTTCCGCAGCGCGTCCAGCGCAATCCGTGAGGCGCGCATCTTCGCCACTGCGAGCGCACCGGGGACAGCGGCGTAACGACCGTACACCAGGCGGGAGAGGTCGGGACGAAAAGCAATGTAGATGTTCGCTGACCAGTAGATTCGTCCCGCCAGCTCGTACACCTGCGAGTAGGTACGGTTGGTGCGGTCGGTGTTGGAGTAGAAACGCATGTAGCGGATGTGCACTTCACCCGTCCAGTCGTTCGGCTCTTCGACCTTTCCCCAAGTCTTGACGTTCATCATCGTGTCCTCTCGTCGTTGTCTCTACCCTACATCAGCCCAGGCCCATACGCAGCACCGGGACCCCACAAAATAAATCTAGAAATCCTGCTTGCGGGACTTGACGACCGGCCCCGGAAGGCGCACTATTGAGAGGTACCAAGACACACGATGCAAAGGACAAGACGATGACTGCTCTCGACCTCCTGAACCAGGCCACCACCCACCGCAACCTGAGCCTGCGTCGATCCCTCCGGGCTCGCGCGGTCGGTGACCTCGCCACCGTCGCGAAGTACGCTACCCTGATGCTCGCATGGGAGATGAAGGCGCGTTCCTATGCCAACGCGGTCGGTACCCGACTCGTGTCGATGACCGACAACCCCGGTGCCATCGTTCCCGAGATCTTCGTTTCGCGGCTGCCCCGATGACGATGACGATGATGCCGCCTGTCGGGGGCGATCACAAGTTGTTCACGCCGATCATCAAAGAGCGCGACGGGTACCGCTGCACGAGCAACTGCGGACGGACTCCGCCCGCGAAGATGCTCAAGGTCGTGCGTCGTGTCTGGTTCAAGCCGGACAGCTATGACAACCTCGAAACGGTGTGCCAATGGTGCGCACGCGAGCAGGACAGGGACTAGCGCTCTGCTAAACTGAACAGGCCGCAAGGCTATGCAAAGGGTCCGACATCTGGGGGATGGCGGACCCTTCTAGCGCGTCAGGCGCGTACCGAGAGGCGTCGGAATCGAGAACGGCAAGCCTTCGATCTGCGGTCCGCCGAAGTGGCTGTACGTCCCCGCGACCTCATCGAGCCGTGCACCCGCGTACGCCTGCCTCGGGTCGTGAGCCTCTGCGTTCCCGGTCCCGTCGTAGAACGCGAGCAACAGCGCGTCTGCGATGTCGGGGGATCGTCCGAGCCGTTCTCGGACTTCGTCTTTCTTCTCAATCTTGATCTTGCCCGAGCTGTCCACGATCTCGTAACGGGGCGTGGTCAGTTCGCCGATAGCGTCGTCATCGAGGTTCGCCAGCGACCACAGCTCGTTACGTGACAGTTCGCGACCGTTCCACCACGCTTCTGCTCTGAGATTCAAAAAGCGTTTCGGTTGCGTCGAGCGTGAGGCGAAGTTCAACCCCTTCACGGTGCATTTGCTGCCACGTTCCTTGAGGACTTCCCTCAATCGGCCTGCGACACCCCACCCGATGCCGCCCGTGTCGATACGGACCTTCTCAAGGTTCCATTCCTCAATCAGGTTCGCCAGCCGTCCAACCGTCTTCATGGGGTCGGTGTCAGCGAAGCTCTCGATACGACGTACAGCGGACCCTACGCGCTCAACGAGGACGGTACGGTCACCGCCGCCGCCAACGTCAATCCCGCCGATGCGAACGGCATCGGGGTTGTACGCCGGTTCAATGTAGCGGCACTGCGCAGCGTTCTGCTCAGGCACGACGCGCCAGGGATCGGCCGATGCGCTCGGGAATTCCCCCAAGCACTTCGCCTGAAATAGGGCTGAATCTTCCCCCCATGCCTGTCTGCGGTCTTCAACCCATTCGGGTGAAATCAGCTCTTCCAGTACGTGCTGCGGAACATCCTCGCCAGTCATGGCCGGAGAATGCTGATACCCGACGTGTAGAACGTTAAAGGGACTACTTGGCTTACACGCGTCCGCAAAAGGGCCGGATGTGAGGTCTGGGTTGCCAATGCACAAGATGCGAGCATTCTTGTTGCTTGCTATACTTTCGGCGGCCGTCCACAGTGGTTCGGGAACACCGCTCGCCTCATCGAGGATGACAAGTACATACCGGGCATGCACCCCTTGGAATGCAGCTTCGGAGTGTTCCGAAGGTTTACGCCCAATAGCTACCAATTCTTCGGAGTCGGAACCGGTAGGCAATACCCATTCAACTTGGTTCATTCTTCCGGGTAGCTCCGCTTTTGCATGAATACGGTTAATCGTCCTCCAAAGGACGGCGCGTACCTGCGCGGCCGTAGGGGCAGAACTCAGGACAAACGCCTCACCCGGGGCATGTGAGTCAATCCACCAACATGCGGCCATGGCGGCAACGTAGGACTTACCCACTGAGTGCGAGGCATGGACTGCCGTTCGCCGGTTATCACGAACCGACTCAAGGATGGTTCTCTGCATTGACCAGAGGTGCGCCTTGCCGCGTTCCGCTGCCCACCTTACGGGGTCGTTCACGTAGTCAACCTTGGCTTTCGTCAGGTCATCGAAGGCATCCGTAATGGCGGAACCCAGATCCAAACCGAAAGCATCCATGAGGACATGATACCCTAGGCACAGCAAAGATCCCCGCGTCGCGCGAACGACCGGGGCTTGGACGACTAGTGAGGAGTCGACATGCACAATCGTACCTGTGAGTTCCCCGGGTGTCAACGGAAGCACTACGCGCACGGATTGTGTGCAGGACACAACAAACAAAGACGCGAAGGACGAAAACTCACTGAGCTGCAACGATCGTTTCAAGGCACAGCCGATGAAAGGTTCGTTCACTACACCCATGTAACAAGTGGGTGTTGGAACTGGACTGGTCCACTTAACACTGATGGTTACGGTGTTCTCACCGAAAAACGATCCGTCATGATGGCACATAGATACTCCTACGGACAATCCGTAGGGAAAATACCTGAAAATATGGTGCTTGACCACCTGTGCCGCAACCGCAGATGCGTTAACCCGAACCATCTTGAGGTTGTCACACCAGGAGAAAACGTACTCAGGGGCGAAGGTCTCGCAGCAACTAACAGTCGAAAAACCAGGTGCGTAAACGGACACGATTTCACACCAGAAAATACGTTCCAAAGAAAAAATAGGAACGCCAGAGAATGTAAGCAGTGTATGCGGGATAGGGCATCCCGGAGATAGACGAGGCAAGGCGGCCACCTTCTCGGGTGACCGCCTTCTTTACTGCCCGCGTTTGGCCGCGCCTTGCACCCAACCGCGCGTCTGCCGTTCCCGGTACCAAGCTCGTACGTCCTGCCTCGGGTAGACGTATTTCGCTTTCGGGTTGTAAGCCTTCCGCCACGTTTCATCCGTCTCGACTCGCAGACGGAACAGCTTCGCATCGCGATCGGCGTTCGTGGGCCCCGTCATCGCGTACATGTCCGTCAGGTTGAACCCGTACTCTTCGGCGATCTCCCGAGCTGTCAACATCTCGATGGCTGCTCGTCGCATCATTTACTACCTTCCGTGTCAATGATCTTCATCAGTTGTCGTGTGTCGTGCTGTGCGTCTTTGTACGATCTGCGGATGCCGTCACCAGGAATCCGGTACGCTCGCACGCGGCACGGGATGCCCCACGGCTCATACTCAGATTCGCCTCTGCGAACCTTCGGGACCGGATCAGGATCGCCGCGTTCGGTGAACCCGTAGTAGGCGATCGCCGATCCCACGAACACCAGCGCAGGCGTAGCAGCCACTATCAGCGCATCTGCGTTCACTGCAATATCCTCTCTGCGAGATCCGTGCTGTACAGGTACATTGCCAGTGCGAACCCCAGCCAGAACACGAGGAAGATCGCGGCCCCGACAGCGAGGATGACCCAACCTTTCCGTTCGTTCATCGTCGCCGGTTCCAAACCGCTTCGATGATGTAGCAGATGAGTACGAACAGGATCATGGCGAGCAGCCCGACAAGCGTGGCTAGCACTTCGGGGTTCACACTCCCTCGATAGTGGTCTCGAAGAACGCGTCAAGGCGCTTCTCCTGCGCATCGTCGTGCGCCTTGACGATCGTCTCAGCTACCGTCTCCAACGCCCATAGCGATTTACGCAGTTCGGTACCGCCCGACACGATCGCGCGAGCCGCTGACAGCTGCTCCCCGCTTGGGGTGTCTTTGCCGTGCTCCCAGTCCGCCATGGTCGGCGCGATCTTGGCGAGCCTGTTCACCTGTTCGACCAGCGCGAACGCATGGTCGGTGGCGTCAGGTTGTCTCTCTTCGGTCATGTTCATATCCTCTCAGATCGCCAGCACGAGGCCGGTTGCGGCGGACGCTAGCGCGGTTACGGTCAATGTGCCGACGACTAAGGTCGCGCCGACGACTTCGGTCATCAGTCCCCATACCGCGAACGCGGTTCAGGCAAGTGGTGTTGCTTTCCGGCCCGTGACCGGTGCCAATCGCTGTGCTGTGCCCACGGGTATCCCTTCTCGAACGATCCGCCCAACGTCTCCGCATTCGGTGGCTTGGTGATGGCGGAGCACCACTTGCACGCCGGTATGGGAATGGTGGGCGTGGCGGCGTCCTGGGGAAACCTGCCACGCCCACACGCGGACGGAAGTCCGGGAATCTGGTTCTTGTACGCGTGCTGCGTTTTCGCGTAGTGCGCGTGAGCCCAGTGGTACGTCATCGGTTTGCTAGCTGTAGTGCACGGTCTGGCTCGCCAAGCGGTTGGCACTGTC